CTTCATAACTTGTTTTCTTAAAATATGTCGTCCCAATCTTCACCTTCATTTGCCTTACTATAATCAGTAGGCCTCAAAGCGAAGAAGTCCGTATGTGTTTGTCCACCTGTTAAGTGGTAGAACCAATCTAAATTAGATGCTTTTTCCTCATCAAAGTCAAAGATACCATTATATCCCAATTCTTTTAATTTAGAGTTTGTTCTTGATTTTATAAATTCTTTTAAATTGTCTGATTTTAGATTTTCCAAATCACCCATCTCAAACATTTTATCAATGTACTTAATTTCAAGGTCAACAATTAATCTTGCTGCCTCTTCAATTGATTCTTTACATTCGTCTAATAATTCTGGATATTCATCACACATATGTCTGAATAACTGACATCCCATCTTGGAATGTAAAGATTCATCTCTTACAGACCATTTCATTTGCTGACCGATACCTTTTAACTTGTTTCTCATTTGAAATGAGTAAAGTACTGCGAATGAAGAATATAACGCCACACCCTCTGTAAATGCTGAGAATATAGCGAGTGATTTTCCTACTTCTTTTCTTGCGTCTGAATTAGATTTTAAATCTTCATGAGTGTATCTGTTTGTTATACTTGCAAGGTTCTCAAATCTCTCTGCCGTTGCAGGTTCATGTAAAAATGCCTCAAAGTCTTCTAAACCTAATGATTCGTTTAGATATGAATATGCCGTTGCGTGTATTGTTTCTTGTGAACCAAACATCATTGCCATCTGTTTTATCTCATGCTTTGGAAACCAATCGGTAACCATATTAGTCCAATAATCAGATACCGCACATTCAGTTTGTGCAAACCCAAGTAATATATTACCGACTAAGTTTTTTTCTTCAGGTGTTAAATGTTCGTTCCAATCTTTGATATCCCCTTGCATTGGAATTTCAGTATGTAACCAAAATGCCTGTGCCTGTTTCAACCACCCTTCTGTATAATATTCAGGGTATTCAAAAGGTTTAAATGGGATACGATTGTCAAATAATGCCATAGTAATTTTTATAGATTTATATTATACATTTATGTTATTGTCGGTTTTAATATATATGATTAAAAATCGATATCACCCGACATTTCTTTATATTTTTGCGCTAATTCCTTTCTTACTAAACTCTCCCCTTGTTTCATCTGGGTAGTAGTTTTTCTACCATCAATGGAATCATCGTTGTAAATATGAATTTGGCCTGTTGAGAAGTTTGCTTTAGATGGGAATGTCATTCCATCTGGCCCAAACCTATTTTTAATAACATGCCATCTACCCGTTCCTGCAAGTTTGTCTTCTATTTTACGAGATAATGATACTACAAAGTCTGCGGTCATCATTTTAGAGAATGAACCTGCGATTTTTGTACCTGTAATAATATCATCTTCTGCACCACTTCGATTAATCTGTGATGCCGTATAAACGGGAACTTCATATTCACCTGCCATACCACGAAGGTCTTCAATAATTTCTTCTAACTCTTCGTGTCGTTTTTCTTTCTGAGGACCTCTAAGTAAGTCTGCGTAATCAACAATAACTACATCAGGTTTCTTACCTTGTAAAATCATCTTGTCCATATGGGCTTTTAATGATGTTACACCTGCGGTTTTGGTTGGATAATGTTTTACAACTAAGTCACCCTTTACATTTTGGACTGCCTTCTCGACATCTTCCATATTAAATTTCAAGTTTCCTACTGCTACTCCACTTAGTACGGCATCATATCTCTGACCAACATAACCTTCATTTAATTCAAGAGTATAGTGTGCTACTATCTTCCCTTGTTTCATTGCGTTAACCCCAATGTTTACCAACGACCAAGATTTACCAATACCAGGAGGTGCTGCGAATAAAACTAACTCACCCTTACCAAAACCACCTTGTGTAATTTCATCAATAACTTGCCAACCTGTTGAGACTACATTCCTAACTGTATCTTCATATCTTTCGGTAATCATAGATTTGTACTCATGACCAATATCAGAATCTTGACCTGCTTTCATAGCAGTATCAATGTTTTTCTTTATCATATCATATTTCCCACTTTCTAATAATGGTACTGAATCTAAGATTGCGTTTTTGATAGATTGATTTTTACAGAAGTCAAGAACTTGCTCTTTTACAAATTCCAAATCATCACTTTCTAAATGATTCCATGCAAATTTTAATGTATCAACTACCGAAGTTTTTAATACATCTCTTTCTATGGTGTTTATTTTGACTTTGAGAACATCTAAGGTTGGCATCTTCTCAAATTCATGCATATACTTTAGGATATTTTTTACTAACCACTCTGCTGATTCAGCATCAAAGTACTCTGGCTTTATAATATCATATATCTGTCGTGTAAACGACCTATCTGATAATATAGAAGATATAACTTTATTCTGAAATGAGGTACTGAACTTACTTCCTAATTTTTCCATAGACTACAATATACGAAATTATTTTTTAATATCAAAGTGATTCTTAAGATAATTGTCTAATGATGTAAATGAATTTCTTAACCACGAATCTACATTTGCAAATGCGGTGTATAATTTGTCATACATAAACATCTTTTTGAACTCTACTATGTTTAGTTGAGGTTGATGTACATCCATCATTTCTCTAACATTAGATGTAATTGATGAAGATATCTCAGGGTCAGATAATTGCATTAACCCATAATTCATATTTATTGTATCTAAATTGTCCATAAGTTTTTTTGACAACTTCTCATCACACTCTTTAGAACATTTCTCTATGAATGTGTCTAAAGAAAGGTGATTTTCCGTTAAAAACTTCATTTTAGATTCAATTGTCTTAATACCAACACCATTTACACCTTTTATGTTATCTGATTTGTCACCCATTAAAACTCTGTAAAATATAAGATTTTGTGCACTTACTCCGAAGTCTTCTTTAACCTCTGTTTCAGTATACATTTTCTTTTTAGTGGGTGTATACACTTGGATTCGGTGATTTACTAATTGTAAAAAGTCCTTATCAGATGAAAGAATAGTTACCTGCTTTTCAAAGTAGTGATTTGCAAGATATGCTATAATATCGTCTGCTTCTACATAATCTATATAAGTCATTGTTATCGGTAATATCTGTAAGTACTCAATTAATCTCTTAAATTGATTCCTCATAGATACTCGTTGGTCTTCTAAGTCCTCATATCCTGCAAGTCTATTTAACTTAGTTAACCCCGTTCTACCTTCCTTATATCCCTTATATACGGACTTTCTTCTGTTTGAACCACCTTTTCCATCAAAGACTATAATAACACGAGTTGGTTTTAATCTTCTAATCGTTGCAGCGGTGGACAAGAGAAACCCTGTCACACCACCACAATGTTCACCATCATCATTTAAAGCAGGTACTGCTCCAAATACTCTAATGAATTGATTAAGACCATCAATGATAAGAACTCTATCATTGAGTGATTCATTTTTAGTTGTATTATATTCTTTGTTTACTTCCTCAAGAAGTTCTGCGTATTTACTATTCATCAAAATCTGTTACTTCAACATTATCAATATTTGCCTCTTCACTTGATTTCTTGTATGCCATAATATATGAATTACAGATTTCTTCGTAAAGAGATTCTTTTAGCTCAGGTCTCTCTTCGAGAATGTCTTCAAAATTCTTTGCTTGGAATTTTAGTTCCTCACCTGTCGTTTTGTCAACATAAGTGTACCATGCACCACTTTGAGTTACCAACTTATATGTTTTCATCATTTGTAACCATGAACCATAATTGTCGATACCACTATCAAAGTAGATATCATAGTCAACTGAACGAAGAGGTGGCCCCATTCTATTCTTGATAACTTGAGCACGAGTTTTGATACCAACTACTTGGTCAACCCCACCTATTTTAGATTTAAGTTGTCCCATAGATTTTAGTCTTAGTCTACAAGATGAGTGGAATGCGATTGCTTTACCACCACTTGTAGTCCAAGGGTCACCGAATGAAACACCTAATCTTGTTCTTAACTGATTTGTGAATATTAATGAGATTCGTTCTCTACCAATAAGATTAGTAACTTTTCTCATAGCTTTAGAGATAATAATAGCTTTCTGAGTTGCATAACCTGCTTGGTCATAATCTGCTGATAACTCAACCTTAGTTGATGCACCAGCAACAGAGTCTACTACTATTGTTACTAACTTCTTCTTATCAGAACCTCTTACAGATTCTATAATAGAGTCGATTGCTTCAAATATATCTTCTACGGATTCAAGAGGAACATATAACATCTTTTCGATATCAATTCCAATAGCCGCCAAAAACTCAGTATTACAAGCATTCTCAGTATCTATGTAAACACCAAGACCACCCTTCTTTTGAGTGTCTGCTATTGCGTGTGCAGCTAGTAATGATTTTCCACTTCCTTCTAAGCCAGTAATCTCAGTTATACGACCTACTGGTAATCCACCATTTGGTCTGTTTGAGATTGCCAAATCTAACATTGGAGAACCTGTCGAAACCCACCCATCAAGGTCAGTTGGAGTTTGTTCCCCACCATCCAAGAAGTAAGCCACCTTGTGGGTGGACTTAAACTTCTTGTTTAGATTGGTAGCTAAGATGGAAGATAGTTCATCACGAACTGATTCTTTCTTCTTCTTTGCCATAAATTATTCGTTAAATAAGTCGTCAAACGCCTCTTTTACATTACTTGCTGGAGAGGTTGCAGTTGTAGTTTCTTTAACTTCAACTTTAGGTTCTTCTTTTTTATCAGAAACTTCACCTGTATCTAACCATTCTTTCAACATTCCTTCCATTTCCTCATAAGAAACTTTTTTGAACATATCACCAAGAACGATTTGGTCTTTAGAGGTTTCTAAAATGTTCTTATCCTCTGAGATAGGTGTTGTATTAGGTTTTACTCTGATGTATGTCTCAGGATAAGTTTTACCTAATTCTGCAGCAGTTTTAAATTCTACTGTTACATCTCTACCATTCACAGGGTCAGTTAAATCACCATAGTCAGGGTCAGCGAAGAATCCAAGAAGTTCTTGGTATACATTCTTACCGAATCCCCAAAACTTAACACCTTCAGACTCTTCACCTCTAACGATGATAGGAACATAAGTTCTCATCTTTGGAGTTAATTTTCTTGAAAGTTGGTAATCGTTTCTGTCACCTGTTGCTTTCAACTTTTCTGCAAACTCTAAAATAGGGTCTGCTTCACCAAAAGAACTTGGGCTGATAATGTTTTTACCACCAAATCCAAAATGGAAATAAAGTTCGATGAACGGGTTAGAAGGATTGTGAACATAAGGAAGAATCCTTACTTGTTGTTTGCCGGGTTGTGGTTTCCACAAGTTGTCGGTCTTTGTTACTTTGGTCTGAAGAGAATTCAGACGATTGCGGATTGCGTTTAAATCAATTGCCATAATTTACCTTTTTTAATTATTAATTATTTATGTTAGTCACTAATATACAACATTTGGTTGACAAATCCAAATATATTCTTAATTATTTTTTATTTTGTTCTTTTCAGTACTACTATAAATATGTAAAAATATTTAATAACGCAGTTTATATGAATTAAATCAGATTAGTTAGTATTCCCTCATTGACGAGTTCCAAATAGTGGTTTCTGTAATCTATA